ATAATGAACACTCGTTCTCTGTTTTGTGGCACTCCAAAATTTTTGCTGTTAAGCACTTGCCATTCTGCATCATACCCCAGTTCATCCAAGATGTTAAGCATTGTCGTGAACGTTTTCCCTTTGTCGTGTGATAGTAAGTTTCTAACGTTTTCAAGAAAAATATAGCGTGGTTTGATTTGTTCAACCGATCTAGCAATCTCATAGAATAAAGTTCCTCTAGCATCCTCAAATCCCAATTGGTTCCCAGCAATTGAAAAGGCTTGGCATGGAAATCCTCCGCAAATAACATCGACCTTTCCTCTAAGCTTTCTAAATTCTTCATTTGTCACCTCTGTAATATCTTTATAGTCTATTTCTCCTTTAGTATCGTGGATAGCGTTGTAACTTAACCTTGCATATTTATCTATCTCACAATATCCAACACATTTGTGGCCAGCGCGTTCCATTCCTAACCGAAACCCGCCTATACCAGCAAATAAGTCTAAAAAATTCATACTTTCTATTCCTTCCTAATTTATTTACCTGGCTTATAATCTTTAGCAACCATTCCTCTAGGTAAGCGCCAGCCGTTTGCAGCTATTCTAGTAATCATCTTGTTAGCATCTTCAAAACTCCAGTTACCAACTTTTCTAAAACCTCTACTTTCTAGCAACCTAATCTGTTTAGGTGTAGCAAACCCCATCTCACGTCTTTTAATAACACGATCGATTAACAAGCTTGCCTTACCAGAATTATCTATTGCACTGGCATTAATTCCCATCTTCTCAAGTGTTTCTATTTGTGCTTCACTTGGTGGGGCTTGTTCTGATAAGAAGCTTGGCACATAATTAGCAAGATCTTCATCAGCAATACTCATTTCAAATTGTAACGGATCCACTAACTTACCTTTTTTACGTCTTTGTTCGGCCAATTGTTTAGCAAGGCTTGCTTCACGATCTTGTATAACTTCATCAGCTGCCTTAACTTCTATTTCTTCTAAGTCAACCGCGTTTCCTACTTCTTTTTCACTTAATTCAGTAATCTTTTTAGCAATTTCTTCATTTTTGGCAATTAAGTGGCCAGGACGGCATAACTCGTGCTTTTCAACGTGCCATAAGAAATCTAATAATAATAAGTTTTCTTTTCCTGGGTGTAACCTTGTACCACGGCCAACCATTTGAGAATATAACGCCCTTACCTTTGTTGGTCTAAGGACAATTACACAATCAACACTTGGGCAATCCCAACCTTCTGTAAGCAACATAGAGTTACATAATACGTTGTATTTATCTTTGTCAAAGTCCTCTAATATTTGCGCTCTATCTTTACTTTCTCCGTTGACTTCAGCAGCCTTAAACCCTTTTGAGTTAAGAATATCTCTGAACTTTTGGCTTGTTGCCACTAATGGTAGAAATACAACCGTTTTTCTATCCTTGCAATGTTTAACCATTTCATCAGCTATCTGGTCTAAATAAGGATCAAGCGCATTGCTAACATCACTTGCCTTAAAATCTCCGTTTTGTGTTGATACACCACTTAAATCAAGGTTCAATGGTATGGTTAAGCTTTGTATTTTGCTTAAATAACCTTCTTTGATAGCATCCACAATCTTGTATTCATAAGCCAAGCTTTCAAAGTACGTTCCCAGGTTCTTCATATCACCCCTATCAGGTGTAGCAGTAACCCCCAGTACTTTTGCCTTATCAAAATGGTTAAGTACATTCTGATAGCTGTTAGATATACAATGATGTGCTTCATCTATAACGATGGTATCAAAGTGATCTTTATCAAATTGGTTAAGTCTTTTCTCACGTTGTAAAGTCTGAACACTACCAACTACCACCCTAAACCATGTATCTATAGAGGTACTATCAGCTTTTTCAAGGGCTGTATTCAGTCCAGTACTTTTCTTTAACTTGTCGCTTGCTTGTTCTAACAATTCGCTTCTATGTGCTAATATAAGCACCCTATCACCTTGTTTAACTCTATCCTCTATTATTTTGGAAAATACAATTGTTTTACCGCACCCAGTTGGTAGGACAAGGAGCGTTTTGTCAACGCCCCTTTCCCATTCTTCTTGAACCTTAACCCTTGCTTCTTGTTGATAAGGTCTAAGTTTCATTTTTAGAACCCGCCTTGTGTGTTATTACCTTGGTTATTCCAAGTTGGTTGTTGTTGTTGCGGTTGTTGATTGAAATTAGGTTGTGCAAACGGGTTTTGTATATTTAATACTTTAGTAATATCAACATCATCTTTATAAATCATGCTTTTAACTTCGTTATATTGGTTTCCGTTATGTTCTCTAATTCCTACTTTACATACTCCAGTTGCGCCTGGTAATTGGTTCCAAGCCATTTTTAATGGTTCACCTTTTTTCTTGAACCCAATTGCACCAAAGAAAGCTGATAATAAACCTTCAACAGAACTATGTAAAAATAGATTATGCTTAAGCGTTGTTTCTCCTTCATTTGCCTTAATGTTGATTGATACAATCGCTTTAGGACAGCTTGGTAATTTAGCATTCGGGTTAGTTGGTACGTGTTGCGCTCTTTCGTAACCTTCAACAGAAAATTGGTATAACCCTGGAGGTAGTAGCACAAACTCACTATCTTTTACTATCTCAGCATCCCAGTCCAATTCTCTCTCAAAGTTGTTGTTAAAATTTGTATTGTTATTCATCATTTTTAAAAATCTCCTTAAAATTTATATTGTTTTTATTTTTGTTTTAATTCTTTTAATAATTGTTTAAGCCCTTCCCATTTAGGGATAATGTAACCAGTTAAGTAACCTTGCTCGTTATATACAGTCATTGGCGTTCCTTTAGGGAAATATCCTTTACTTTCACTAACAAGCTTAATATCATCTTCAGTAATTCCATCTTGTTCCATTAAGTCCCATAAAGGTTGCGGGATATAATCGGGTTTATCTGGTTTAAACGGATCCACTAAGTCTTCTGCTGGCGTGTTAGCAACTTCTGTTATTACATCCTTGAATTTATCTTCTATAATCTCACTACCAGTTTTTACCTTGTCTTCTTCTTTAGGTTCTGGCTTTATTTCTGGTTCTGGTTGCTCGAAAATATGTGCAATTCCACTAAAATCAAGTGGCAGTTCTCCTGGTAAACCGTGGCGGTTTTTAGCATCCCAGGCAGCAGCGTGTTCAGTGTACATAACACGTTGTGAACCTTGCGCCTTTTTCTTAGTTGAACCCTCTTGCGCAATTAGATATGTTTTGTAATTACAGAATAGAACCATATCAGCCCATTCTTTTACAAGTGGCGCTGTTTGTGAACTTGTCTTTTTACCAAGTTTTAGTTCATATTTATCATATGATCCCATTTCATCTGGTAATTCAAACTTCCTAATTTGTGCATGTGCTGTAAGTACAACATTTATACCTATTTCAATTAAATCTTGCAATCTATTTAGGAAACGTCCCATTTCTTCTTTTGCATAAACGTAACCATTGCCATAACCGAAATCTTCAATTCCTTTTTTACCATGCATAGCGCAAAGATTATCAACACATAACGACTCAGCCCAGTCAATAGTATCTATAACTAATGTTTTACATACAGTAGGGTTTGCCTTAATAAATGCAATCTGATTATTAAGCATCACCCAACTTGTAGGTTTGTCTAATCTGGCAACATCCATATTGTCTGTTGATCCCTCTGTATCTATGAATAATGGTTCTGGGAATTGTGCAGCTAGTGAACTTTTCCCTATCCCTTCAGTTCCATAAATAACAACCTTTTGCGCTCTTGCTCGTTTACCTTTTGTTATTCTCATTAAAATTCACCCCCTTTGTTTGCCATCCAAGATGCTTGTACTTGTGTTGGTTCTTCAACCTTTCGCTCTTTAACATAACCATCTTCAATTATTATCTGGCATTCTTCACCAGTGCTTACTCTTGTTGCTATTGCTTGTAATTTGTTATCTTTCAACCAGTTAGCAAAGTCCAGCAATGTTTCTAAGTCCATTTGCTCTAATTTATCGACCAGGACAAACTCACATTGAGGGTTTATCTTTCTTACTATCGCGGTTGCTACTATAAGCTGCTCTGAACCGCTCATATTGTCCCAAGGTTGCCCCTTGTAAGTAATTACACCATTGTCAACACTAAGCCCTTCTAGTGGTAAATTAGCACCGTTTAACAAGTCTAGTTTTTGTTCTCGCAATGCATCTATTTCATCTGATAAATCTTTATATTCCAGCGCATAGTGTTCAGCATCCATTTCAGCTTTCTCACGATCCTGGTTTGCTCTGACTTTTCTATTAATTTCTTCGATGTTCTCGATGCTTTGTTCAAGTTCTTCAGTGCTTTCATCTATTAAATCAACAACATCTTTATTAGCTATCTCTATATCAGTTTCAAGAGTTTCTAACTCATTATTAATTTCTAGTAATTGCCTTTCAAGTTCAGCTTTTTTATTAATTACTAGCGTTTGTCTAGCGGTTAAATTTTCCAGATTATCCCTTTTACGTTGGTTTTCACCATTTCTGGCCAATATTTCTTGTTGCTCCTTAATTAGTTCAGAAGCACTTACTATCTCGTTTCCAACCTCTTTGTAAAATGGTTGTTCTTCAGCATAATGTTTCTTCTGATCTCTAATTTGGCCAACTGTTCGGCGTTTATTATAAATTTCTAGTTCTTCTTGCTCTAATTGGTAAATCTTTTCACCAAGCCCATCTACTGTATTAAGTAACGCCTTAGTCTTGTCTTTAGAGTTCATCTCCATAAATTTAGGTAAGTTAATGGCAAACTGTTCAACGAAACTATTTAATAAGTTTTGGCCCGCTTTCTTACCACTTGGATCAATTACCTTAAGGGTTCCGTTATCTCCCTTACGTTCAACAATAAGCCCATTATCAAGCTGTATTCTAATCATCGGTGCCACAACACTGCCTTCACGATGTGGGTTAGATGGCTTGTAAGAATTACCACCCAACGCCCAGGCAATTGAGTCCAGAACACTAGTTTTTCCTTGGCCGTTCTTACCACCAACAACAGTCAACCCATTAGCTGTAGGCTCTATTTGAACCGCCTTAACTCTTTTAACGTTTTCTATTTCTAATTTATTAATCTTCACCATAAATCGCACCCCCTAAGAGTTGAATGAAATCTTGTGCATCTTCTTTGTCTGAATAAATATTATCGTGGCCAATTCTAACCATTACTATCTCTTTATCTTTAATCAAGTCTTGTTCTTGTGGTGATAGCATTTCTTTTAACTTGTCAAACGGGCTGAAATCTTCTTGATGGTTAGTTTCTTCTTTAATAACTCTTTGTTCACTAGCTTTTTTACCTTCTAAATCATTAAGCCAAAACTCTCCATATCTAATAATCTTTTCAATATCTGTTTTTGGATCCTTGTGCTTTTTATCAGCTCTAAAAGCATATTTAATCATGTTAGCTTGACATACACTCCCAAAATCTTTTACAGTAGTTTGAATTACATCTATCAGTTCACCGTTCCCAGCTTTGTAATGTGTTGGGTTTATATTATCTTTCTTATTTGTCATGTTGTTTATTTCTCCTTTTCGTGTTAAAATATAAGTAAGTAAATTTGTTAAGCGGTTATTTTTTAATAGCTGCTTTTTTCTTTTATGCTTTTTGATGTTTCTTTTAAAACCCCCAGTATTAGTTCAACTCTTTCTTCAATTGGTATTTCCATTAAGCGTTGTGCTAGTTCTTCTTTATCGTGTTCATTATTGCCATACAAGAGTTCGTTAATAGTTACATTCCCAAGTTCAGCAACTCTTTCTAATCTACTGGAATTAGGTAACATAGCGCCTTTTTCCCAACGTGATATTATACTTTTTGCTGGTGGCAAATGTTTTCCACTTTCCCATTCTGATATACTACTTTTACTAGCGCCAATAAGTTTGCCAAATTCATCAAGTGTTAACCCCTTTTCCAACCTTATAGCTTGTATTCTTTTCCCAACTAGCTTTTTATTTGGTTGCATTCTTTCTCACCTTCTTTCTCATTGACTTAAGATGTAATTGTGGATATGTTGGCTTAATAGGTTGTACTTCAGTAAATAATTCACCAGGTGTAATTCTTAAATAGTTACATAGAATATCAATAGTTTCTAATTGAATACCTTTATTTCTATCGTTAAAAATAGAGTTCAATGTTGATCTACTTAAACCAGTATCTTGTTGTACTTTTGTAACTTTTAAATTCCTTTCAGCAAGTAATTCCCTTAGTTTAATTCTGTATTTCTTCATCTTAATCACTCACTCCTAACACTTCATTTATTAATTTAATTCTTTCCTTAGTTGGTAAGTTTAGTAATCTAGTTTTTAACTCTTTTATTTCCTTTTCTTTTCCATATAACAGTTCTTCAACGGATATTTTCCCAAGTTTAGCTATCTCTATTGATTTTTCACGCCTTGGCAAAGATTTTCCTAATTCCCAAACAGATACATTACTTTTACCTACTTGCAAAATAAGTCCGAACTGTTCTAATGTTAAATTCATGTTTTTTCTTATTGAAAATATCCTTTTACCAACTTCTTTCTTGTTAGGTTTTTTTTGTAAAACTCCAGCTACCTCTTGATCTCTATTATTTTGGTTTCCATAAAGCAATTCTGTAACGCCAATATTGGCCATTTGTGCTATCTTTTGCAATCTTCTTTTATTAGGTAAACATGCACCCCTTTCCCATGCTTGAACATTTCCTCTACTTGCTCCAAATAAATCTCCAAAACCTTGTATTGTGTAACCTCTATTGAGTCTTATAAACCTAATTCTTTCTCCTACTTCTTTTTTATTGATTTTATTCTTCATTTGTTACATCCTCTAATAACCTTTTAGCTAATAGTAATTTCTCTTTATTGGAAAGTTTTTCGACTTCATCGTATAAGTTGAAATTAAAACCATATAGCAATTCATTTATTGTAATGTTAGCAAGCTTGCACATTTTAGCTATTCTTTTTTTCGATGGTAAGGAAACACCTATTTCCCATTGTTGTACATTACCTTTTCTAGCGCAAAATTGTTCACCAAAACCAGCTAACGTTAAACCTTGTCTAAGTCTAATTTCTCTGATACGTTGGCCAACCGCCTTCTTATCAATGTTTTTATTCATCTCTTTGTCAGTCATACTAACACCTACTTTTCTTTTACAAAGCTACCATCGATCATTTTTCCAGTTCTCTTAGAAATAACGTTATAAGCCGCTTCTATACATTCGCAAAGTGTTAAGTTGTAATCTTTAGCGATAAAGTCCAGAAATTCAACGTACTTAGCAACTTTTAAATCTAAGTTTGTTATTGACTCCGAAATGAAAGTATCGTATAAGCTAAGGTCTAACCTTTTCAACTCCACAATGTAATATTTATAATCAACCGCCATTGGTAATTTGTGATCAGTAAGCTTAATCAATTTAAAGATTATATATGGGTTCTTGGTTCTCATTCGTGTTGAGATGGCCAATGTTACATATATATCACCAATTGCATCCTTAATTTCTTCAATGGCTTCTTTGTTGCCATTCTCATAGCTTTCTATCGCTGTTTGCAATTCCAGGCATTCTTCACTTGACTTAAGTAATTGCTTGGTAAGTCTACCAGTTTCTAATATTCCTTTTTGTTCAGCCCATTCAATTATTGGGGTGTAATACTCATAATGTTGTTTTTGCATTCTTTTTTCTCCTTATTCAAAATATTTTTTACTGAAATCTTTATCAAATAAGAATTGAACTATTGCTATTATTCCCGTTGCTATCCCACCAATTAATTGCCAATCAATGTTAGTTAGTGTTAAGAAACAAGCACTTACGACCAGCACCGTCCAATAAATTACATTTAGTTTATCTTTTTTGATTTTTCTTTTTATTTTAGTTTTTAGCATTGTTACGTTCCCTTTCTCTGTTGACTTGATTAATATAGTTGTAAATTCTTACCTTGTTGTAAGTCTTATTAGTTGTTAGCGTTCCCTGGATATATAAGAATGAATTATCTAAGCTTTCAATTTCTTTAATGAATTTGTTGAACTTGTCTTTTGACTTATCCATCTGTAAGAATTTCTTTAACTCATTTCTACTTATCCAATGATCTGGGTTTTCTACTTTATCCAGGTAAGCATTGTAAGGTTCTTGCATTTAAACACCTTCTTTCAATTTGTTTAAGTCGATATCTAATACCTTAGCTATCTTAACAGCGTGATCTAGTCTTGGACTTGATGTGTTACCATTGACTAACGCATATAATGTTTGCTGAAATATTCCTGTCTCTTTTGACAACTTATATACAGACATGTTCTTTTCTTCTAAACGTTCTTTTAATATGTTGTAAAACTCTTTCATAAATGTTTGACCTTCTTTCGCTATATTGATATAATTTATTTGAGTATTTCCTGGAAATTAAATTCTACTACTAAACCTTTTTATGAAATACTTAATATCTCAGAAAGGAGGTAAAATATATATGGAATTAACATTCACTGAAATTCTTGATACTCTGTTAGAAATCGAAAAACGAGTCCCTATAGAAGACGACAAAGACTGGGTTTCATTTTGCTATAAATCAAAAGTGAACAAATTAGCCGAACTAAATTTAATATCGTTAAAGGAAACTGATATTCTTTTGATTATAGATAATTTAACAGAGCAAGGCATCAATCTTTTAGAAAAAGTTAGAAATAATGATGTTCGTCAAAATATCATAAATATTTCTGAAAACCTAGGAATTAAAAACTTTGAAACTTTCTTAAAAGTGATTGATATTGTATTCGTTGAATACATCAAGAAAAATATAAATTAATCTTCTAAATATTCAGGTATAGGAAACTGTATCTGAATGTTTTTTTTGTACTCACTGTATAGCGAACGCAATTCATTTAAATATAACCCACGAAAAACATTGTTTACATTTAACTTAACTACCTCAGCTTCTAAGTCGTCTATACTTAGTTTTTTTTCTAATATTTTTTTAAAATCTCTTACTGCTAATTTTTTTACTTTTTCAGCTAATAAATTTATTTCTTGGTTTATTTCTTCTCTTTCCATCCCCGTTCCTCCTTTCACTCATTATTGAATCTATTTCAACATCATCTACGATTAATTCAATAGTGAGTTTTATTTTATCGCTATCAGCATCAATGCTATAACTGATTAATTTTTCTAATTTAACATCATTCAAATAAAATTCGTTATTATTAATTGTAAATTTCACTCTCACTCCTCCAATTGTAGGTTTAACCCCATTTATTTTATTTTATAAAACGGTTAAACCGTGTTATCGATTAAAAAGTTAATATCAGAATAACTGATATTGAATAACTTTTCTATTTTAATAATATCGGCCACATCTGGGAATGTTTTTCCGTTTTCCCACTTACTCCAGGTTGCTGGTGAAATACCAAGCTTTTCAGCAATCTGTTCTTGTGTAAGATTAGCGCCAGCCCTTAGCATTTTTAAAGTTACTTTATTAGGCACTTCGTTCACTCCTTTCTTGTTTTATCAACTTACATTTTTTATTATACACGGTTAAACCGTGCTTGTCAATAGAAATTCTTGATTTTTTTTAATTTTTTTTAATTTTTTTTCGTTTTTCTTGACAAAAAGGCGGTTTTTCCGTATTATAATAGTATAAACTTAATATTTGTAAAGAAGGATGTGAACTCAAATGTCTAGCTTAGGTAATAAAGAAGTAATGGCCAAAAATATTCGCTATTATATGGAAAAAAGAGGTTTAAACGCTAAAGACTTTTCAATAGAATTAAATTTTAAATATTCAACAGTATTAGACTGGTTGAACGCTAAAACCTATCCAAGAATAGATAAGATAGAAATGATGGCCAATTATTTCAATATAGAAAAATCTGATCTGGTAGAGGATAAAGACAAAGAAAAAGAAAATATTGATATATCTATAATGGTAAATGATCTAATCGAAAACTTAAATAGTAATCAGACTCTTATGTATAAAGATGAACCAATGGATGAATTGACTAAAGAATTAGTAAAAAGCTCCATTGAACAAGCTGCACGGATAGCAATGGCACGCCATAAGGATGGAAATGGAAATTAAAGAAGTTTATAACACCCTTATCAAAGAGTACCAAACAAACGACCCATTGAGAATTATAAAAGAGTTAGATATAATATTACTATTTAATGATCTTGGTAATAATAAGGGGCTTTTTAATACCTTTGAGATAGACAACAAAACATATTGCTGCATACACATCAACAATAAGTTAAGTTCTAGTGAACAACGATACACAATGGCGCATGAACTTGGCCATTATATTTTACACCCTAATTCAAACTTACATTTCTTAAGACGTGTTAGTGATGTGCCATTATCACGCCAAGAGAAAGAAGCTGACTTGTTTGCCAGTTATTTTATTATTTCTGATGATGAGATTAAAGAGATTAATAATTTAACTCACATTTCAGAAGCTTATAATTTAGATTATTCAATATTAGAAGAAAGAATTAAATATATATAGAAAGAAGGTGAATATCATGGGAATAATTGATAAAATTCAAGAAAACATAAAAAAACAAGAGGAATTACAAGCCCAAAAAATAAAAATGTTGCAGGCTGAAAATAAAGCTAAACAAGATGAAAAGAATGCTAAACTTGATAAACAATTAGAGAAATTCCACCTGGATAATGTTAACCAGGAAACTAAAGAGAGTTTAAGATATGCAACTTCACTTTTTGCTACTGCTGGGAGTGGGCTTTCTGATTTGTTTTTACCAACCAAACATATTGAAACAAGGAATAATGAGTTACTAAGGGCCATAACAACCCAAAATTATATACTTATCAAACAACAAGACAACCTGGAAAAACAAAACGATGAAATCATTGCTATATTGAAAGATATTAGCAATAAGCTAGATAAATAAAAAAACTCACCGCCCCGCCAAGAGTTGTGAGTTTATCAGTCGACTACGATAAATTTATCGATTTTACAAAGACTTTTAACTTAATATCAATATTCGAACGCTTAAAAGACTCTAACATGTAATTGTTGGCTTTGTTTAAGGGTTTGTTCGACCGTTCATTCGAACGCCGTTCAGATATGAATTAAGTTGAGGTATGCTTCAACCCTCTATATATAAATATTGTAGCATACCTTTCTAAAATAATCAAATTAAGAAAGGATGTGTATTAATTGTACAAGGAAATCACCCATAATGGTAAATATAGGTATATCCAATCATTCAAGGATAATGATGGTAATACAAGGCGTGTTTCCATTGTTAAGAATAATAAGACTCGTGTAACAGAGAAAGAAGCTTACGAACAATTACAAGCTAAGATTGATAAGATTTTAAACCCCGCTTCTGAAGTAGAGTTATTAGGATATTATAAAAGAAAGTTCCTGGAGTTTAAGAAAGCAACGTTATCCCATCATTCATATTTAATTTATAAATCTTACTTACAAAAGTTAAACGATAATGAAAAGCTAGAAAATATCACCAAAATTAAATATGAGAAAATACTAATTGAGTTTAGGGGCCAGTATTCTCCAGAAGCAATAAAGTTTATGGTTAGACTGTTCAACAACCTATTTAAGTTTATAAAGAAATATTATGTTAAAAGCTTTGATGTCAATTTAGAGTTTAAACTTACCAAAGAAGAAAAAGCTGAAAAGCTGCAAAAGATTAAGTATTTAGAAAAGGATCAAATACCAGAGATCCTGGCAAGCATTAAGAATAACACTGTTCGCAACGTGGCCATAATTCAGTTGCATACTGGGTTAAGAATAGGTGAAGTCCTGGCCCTAACCCCAAAAGATGTAGACTTTACTAACAAGACTATAACTATTAATAAGACTAAATTACAGAACGGGAAATTATCAGCGCCAAAAACATTAAGTAGTATTAGGACAATAGAAGTTTCTGATTATGTTCTTAAAATATTATTAGACTTTATTTCAAATAAAGAATTTGTGTTCTGTGTTCATTACAACACAATCCTTAATCATTTATCAGCACAAAATATAACCTCTCACATGTTCAGACATACTCATGTAGCCCTACTCATAGAAGCTGGAGTACCAATCAAGGTAATATCCGAAAGACTTGGCCACTCTGATACCAGCATAACGCTTAGTATATACACCCATGTCACTGCTAACATGAAAGTAGACCTTCATAATAAATTAGAAAAAGCTTTCCCTATTTTTTCCCTATAACTGAAATTAAATAAAAATAAACGCTGTTAAATCAATGTTTAGCAGCGTTTTGTAATATAATAAAATATTATATCATGTGAAAGGAAATTGATAAAGTAAAAAACCTAAAAAAGCATAAATACAGCATATTCCAAGCTTATTAGAACACATTTCTTAACTACTGTAAAATATTGGGAAAATAACAGAAATTAGCGACCATTTAGATGGTTTTTCCCTATTTTTTCCCTATAGAAAAAAGCCCTTGTAATAAGGGCTTAATTTCTTATCTTTCATTATGCAAGAAATTTAAAACTACTTCATTCTTATTGTTAACCGCTTCATAATCATTTAAATTAAATTGATAATCTTTGTCTTGATTTTCAAAATTTACTTGAAATACTAATTTGTTAAAATCTTCTTCTTTAACATTAGATAAGTGGCTTTTTAGTTCTTCTACTGAATAAACTGTAGTAATATCATTGATTTTATCTTCACTCCAATAAGATACAAAAGCTCCATCCTCTAATACTAATTCATTTACAATTGTTATCATTTTTCCATAGTTTGTCATGTTTATTTTCTCCTTGTATTCGTATAATTTTTTAGCAATCTTCAAAGTCATATTCTCTAATGCATATTTACCACTTCTATAATTTTGGATAACACTTAATGTGATCCCAGTATCTTTAGAAATTCTGTAATCTGTAACATCGCTATTTAATAATTCTTCTATTTCTTTAATTATTTTATCCATTTGTACACCTCTACTATATAAAACTTAAAATTATTGAGATTATAGTTGCTATAATTCCAAGTACTAATATCATCATTTGTATTTTTTGTATTTTTTCTTTTTTCATGATATAATGTGAATAACGTAAGGTACTTGGGGTTTTTGTAAACCCCGTTCCCTTTTTGATTTTAGAAGATTTTCGCAATTAAATCTATCAGAGATTTTATAATCTGTAATACCGCTAATATTATAGACAATCTGATTAATTTAATTTGTTGTAAGTCTTCTTTTTTATTTTTTAGTTTCTTACGTTTATTCACTGTTTCACCTCCTTACATTTATTATTATACCTTATATAGAGTATAAAGTCAATAGTTTTTATGAACTTTTTTTTATTTTTTTAACGGAAATTTTTAAAAATAGCTATAATAACGGAAACTTAAGCAATAAAAAAAGCCCTACCAATTAAGGTAGGGCTTTTTCAACTATTAGGGAGTAATATGAAAGTGTTAAGTATGGCACTTAACAAACTTAATTATACCATATAAAATAGCGATAATTAAATTATTACTCCACTTCTGTTAAATATTTATCTTCAATCCATTGGTCAGAGTCCTTGTAATTTACACGACTCCAGCCGTCTTTTTTCTCGTAAACTCTTACTCTTGTACCAGCAGCGACAAACTCTTTATCTTCACTATCTAAAGATGGTTGACTTTCCAAATAGTAATCAATGCTTACAGTTGCTTCATAATAAGCTTGCTCTCTTTTTGGCAACTCAACATCTTCATCCAGGATAGATTTTTCAACTACTTCAGCAACGTTTGTAGTATCTCCAATTTCTATCTCACCGCTTCTTAGTTTTTTAATTCTATCGATGAAATAAGCTTTACAATTTTGAGTTCCAGCTCCATAATAAGCCCCACCATTCGCATGTAATTCCATTGAACGGTGTGGGCAAGCTGTAGGACTAAATTCGTGATGTAATCTTACAGTATCTTCATTTACTGGCAATCCATAAGACTCTAATAACTCACCAGCAATCATAAGCGCTGCATCTTCATTAGCAATGAAATCTTCATCAGATGCGCTCATTGATTGACAAGCTTCAATCCCAATATAATTGGCGTTCCCCTCGTAAGTTGCTGTGTGCCACTCTTGGTAATTTACTGGTTGGAATACAAACGTATCGTTTCTATCAACGTAATAAGCAGCAAACCCATTAGCAAGAGTTCCATTATTTACTCTATCACGTAAAAAGCCTTCGTATTGGCGGGCGCTGTTACCTCCTGCATCGTTGTGTAAAACTATACCACGTATTGAGTTTTTAGGTGGCGCAAAGTAAATTCCTTGTTTGAAATATGAACTATAAATATCAGCCATGTTATTATCTCCTTTGATTATAAATTATTGTTTTGGTTTTTCATAAGTCATAGCTTGTTCGCTATCACTGAAGCCTTGTGTTGTAGGATCGTTAACTATCCCTAACAATCCAAGTAATAAAAAAACAGCATCGACAACATTATTAATGTTGGTGCTGAATAATTCTGTATTTAGGTTATAACCAAACAATACAGATACTTGCTTCACTAATAGCAATAGACCAGCTATAAATGCTATTACAAAGCGTTTATTCTTAAAACGTACTTTCCAATTTATCATAGTTTTCACCTCCTTTCTAGTTTTGTGGCCACGGTTCGTTAGTTAAATAAGAGATAGAACTTACTCGTATATCTCCTATATCTCTATCTGTTGGCACAGGGTCAGTAAACTGGAATCTTAAGTGGTTGTAATCTCCAGCACCTCCTAAATACCATGTACCATAAGGTGCTCCCTTATCGTTGTAGATGTTGCCGATTAATGACGCTTCTGAACGATAACCTGTTGGAATTCCATTACCTTGAATAATATAACAATTTCGTTCTTTATCAGAGCCTTGTAGAACATATCCCGCTCCACCACGTCTGACTATCCCAAACCAACCCCAAGACAATCCTCCGAATTGATAAGATACTATATTATTTACACGTCTGACTTTGACAAACGAGTTTCCTAATTTAGAAGATATTGTAAGATTTTTCCACCCTGTATCTCCAATCAGAACCTCCCAACCTGTGTTGCCTGTTCCACTTTTCTTTATCCACTTCAAAGCTCCGTTTGTTACTGCTTCATCAACATACGTTGTTCCTACAGGTGCTGTTACTGTACCGTTTGGCATTCCTCGACCGTGAATTTCCCATTGTTTAGCTTCCAGAACTTTTAATCGATTATCTAGTTCGGTTGTGTTTCCGCCACTGTTGGTTGGGAGGTAATTATGGATATTTTGTGTTGTGATGAACTTAATGTTATCTTGCTCTGAAAACTCGAAGTCGGGTTCGTAATAATCAGGTAATGAACTAGCAACTGTATAGAGCAAAGGTTCCAATTTGGCTGTTTTGTCAAAACCGCTAATAACTAAATGACTTCCATAACTATCTGAATATAATTTACCGAAATTTTTCGTATTTCTTACTTCAGCACTTTGACTTAAATATCCCCTTACAGGTATATTTTCAGTTGACACATATGGTGCTCCTATTTTCGTAGCAAACACACTCGTATCAACATTCCCTGCAGGTCTATTCTCTAATGTTGTCAACCTACTCTTAATATCAGTGTCGTTATAAGGTTGCGGTAATTCGGTCTTTTTCGCATATTTCTCTTGGTTTTCTTCATCTAAAAAAGCTTTTCTAAGTTCTTCTTTAGTGGCGTAATCAGTTAACGGTTGGTGCTCCGTTAAATAATGCTTATCTTCTAGTTGTGTAGTTGTTACAAAATTACTAGTGTCAATGTTAGCTGTTGTTGGTCTATCTTCAAGTTCTTTGATTTTCCTTTTAATCTCGCTGTCATCATAAGATGATGTAACTGGTCTATTCTCTAGCTGTGTTACTTTAGCAGCAACATCATCAACAGCTTTCTTTGTAGCTAGTCCACTAATATCCTGGTGTTTAGTCAAATAACCTTTTTCAGTCAACTGGGTTTCAGTCACGTAATTAGCTAAAGGCTGGTGCTGGGTTAGATAACCCTTACCAGCCAACTGTGTTTCAGTAACATATCCAGCTAAAGACTGGTGCTGGGTTAAATATCCCTTTTTCTCAACTTTTTCAACTGCTTTATTTACAATAGTTTCAGTGCTTGGAATTTCAGTCTTTAAAGCGCGTTTTTCTAATTCTGTTGTTGTTGCTAAATTAGAAATGTTAGGTATTTCACCTTTTAAAACATACTTTTCATTCGCTTGGGCTTCCGTTAAGAATTTACTACCTTTTTCAATCTCCTTAATGGCGTTATCAAAGTCTTCTTTAGTAAGTACATCAACCCTATCAACAATTAGTCCGTGTGCATAGAAACGCTCTTTTAATGGCAATTGTTTAGCTTTGTCAATCTCTGAAACCCTAACATTAAATTTAAACCTAAATATATCAGCATCTCTAATTTCTTCATTTACATAAATGAAACAAATTACTTTTTCGTTTTGAGTGATTAAACTAGTATCAAACTTAATTTTAGCTTTGTTATCTTCAACAACCGCTTCAGTTTTCCAATACGAACCAGTTTTTACAAATTTGAATAATGCTATTAAATTCTTTCCAGCTAATTGTTCATTAGCAATCTCAAACTCAAAAAGCCCATTGTTTCTATCGTGTGAGTAAAGTTCAGAATATGTTTCTTCTACTTCCCTAGTTTTAGTTGTATTTTCTATAGTAAATTTAATTATCTTTTCCATTGCTTCACTCCTCATCGAAATGATCTTTTATTTTTTCAAGCCTCTTTTTCAAACCTTTTGGGAATGGTACACCTATTTCAGATAAGTTCTCAATTAGTGACAATCCATAAGTTGCTATAAAGAAAAAAATAAACGTTGCCGCTACTTCTTCAAAACCTATGAAATTCAAATAAGGATAAACCGTTACACCTAGCACAAGTACTGCTAGATGTTCGATTAATCCCCTTCTCCCAATTGTTGAATTTAAACTTTTTGTCACCCAAGCTTTTATCATTCCCGTTAGTATATCTAGTACTATTACTCCCGCAAATGCATGTATATAAGCATCGTTAAATAGTTCATAATATTGGTTAACTAATTCAGTTAATGTAATGTGCATCTTTTTTTTTTAAAAACCGCCTTTCTATAAAATTTAATTGTTCTTACATATTAATCAATCACCGCATGGCCATCACCACCCTAGAAATTTATTAGTTGTTTATTTATCCTCTAATAGTTTTTCAAGTCGTTCTAACCTTGCATTTAGGTTTTTAACTTCAGCTTTTAACTCTTTGTTTTCAGCTGATAATTCTTGCACTGCCTTTGTAGTAATATGTAACAGTCTGAAATCATCAATTGTTAGCGTGTTGACATTCTCACCTACTAAGTCAGCTTGTATCTTTTCTACTTCTTGCGCTATAAGCCCAATATTAGTATGTGGCTTAGTATATCCAAATTTATCTGGTTTCCAATCAAAAGACTTAAATTTAAGCTTGTTAATAACTTCTAAGGCGTTATGTTCACAATCTTTAATGTTTTCTTTTAATCGTTTATCAGAGTCAGCCCTACCAACTGCAACAGCATAATCGGCTTGTGTTCCCGTTCCATCGTTAACCCAGAAATGAGTTCCACCTCGACCAGTTTTTAACCCTATCCAAGAAATACGATTTAAAGTTTTTGTTGTATCATGTTTACCATTACCACCGATGGCTTTTACTGGTGTATCACCATATCTATTAGTCATTACAGCTGTCCCAAGTACCGCTGTTAGCTTACCAGTTCCAGGGAATACACTTGCACGGAAACCGCCTTGTATTTCTCCAAACACTGAAAGCCCTACTTCAGCGGGTGTATATAACGGTTTATTAGGGTTCGTTACATCATCAACCCTATAAATGTTTAAACCTTGGTTAAGCCCATCACCTTCAGAACCTCTGAACTGCATACCATAACCAGCATTTTCACCCCATTTATGTGGCGCACTAACTCTGAAATTAGAACCTTGACTATCTAAGATACCAGTTTCTCCGATAATGAACTTACTACCAGTAAATGTTTTCCCATGGATATCATCAGCAATCATATTCCCTTTTATCTTAACCAGTCCTTCGTCTTGGCCTTCAGCATTTTTTTCAACGCTTAAGTTGATTGAACTTATTACTTCATTTTTCTTAACCATCAAACCTAATTCATCTTTAGTTTGATTAATGCTACTTTCTAATCTTTCCTTGATTAAATTTAAGTCTTCTGGTGCTGGAGTCCATGGCGTTGCCACTGGCCCTTTTTCGATTTTTGGAAATCTGAAGTAAACCTTGTCACCTTCTTCACAAGTACCTTGCATACCTTCTAAATAAAACGTAATATCACGTTCAAATTTATTGGTAAAGGTATGTGAAAAACGTTGCCATTCTGGTGTTATTTCAAAAGTTCCTTCTTTTATCCCGCCAGTACCTTGGCCCATTCTAGTAAATGTAATATCTTTACTAGCTTTAATATCGATGCTCCATGTCAATTGAGTATCTTGGTATTCGTTTTGTAAGAAGTCAGCTAATACAAAATAAACTCCTTCGCTATCATCAACATTATGTTTAGTCATTACTAATGTGCCATTCTGAAGCGTTCTTTGCCAATTACTCATAACTGGTATCACATTGTTCATTTCAGCACTATCTTTCAGTAGGTTTCGACCACCGTTTATTACTTGTTCTCTAAATTCTCCAATTGTTGAGTTAAAGTTTTCCATAGTATGATCAAACGTTTTGTATTTTTCCAGGATGTCAGTAATTTCTACTATATCTGGTTTATCATCTAATCTTTCTCTTGTTAAATTGCTAATACCATTGCATGTAGTAAGTACCACTATCTCAATGGGTTCACCGTTTTGTTCCTTATCTTCAATTGAAAGTGCTGGGATGTGGCCATCTCCACTTACACTAACTTCTTCAAATTCGCTCCATTCAGTACGATCAGCGCCCCTATATTTCATTCTTGATACAAAACCTTCACTTAGTTGAACATTGTCGTAAAAAACGTCTAAGTAAGCTTTAACGCCAGTTGTTTTTTTGTTTACATATTTTCCTTCAAAACGAACGTTTGTAGTTAAGGTATGCGCTTTTAAATCTTCTAACGATGGTTGCCATGGTGTTACATCTTCACCATTTTCAATTTTTAAGCAATTCAAGTAATAATCAACAGCTTGGTCTTGTTTGTTGTATATCGCAAATATACAGCTATCAAAATCATATTCAGCCGTGAATGTTGTTGCTACTCGTTGACTAATTCCTGGTAAACCAATTGTCATAATTTGTTCTTGTTGGCCAACAATTTCATTGTTTTTATATAAAAATAGTTTTATTTCTATTTCAATATCATTTTCAGTATTTTTTAACATATCCATAGAAACTGTATATTTATCATCTTTTTTAACATTAAATTTAAACTGATCACTTACCAACCCACGAAATGTATCAGTTGGAGTTCCAAAAATTTGAATACCATCACCGAAATTTTCTATACCTTTAACAAAATTCAATTCTAAACCATTGTTGATGGCGTTTGTACTCCAGTGTAATAGCTTATGTTCAAAGTTTGAATTAGGTAAATAATTTAGGTTTGTTGTTGCTGGTGGCCTTAAGTCTTCAACATTCGGCATCCAAATTTTAGGCACTGTATTCCCGTAAGCCATGTAAGGTTCAGCAATCTTAAAGTGACCGTTTTTAGTTGAGAATATAAAGAATAAGTTATCATCTAAAGAGGTGAAGTCGTTTTTAACTTCATATACAAATTCTTTTACCACCCAAGTGTTGCGGGGTGTATTAGCACCTAAGTCAAAACCAGCCATTTGCTTGTTGTTTTTATGTGATTTTAAAGCTAAATGCAAGCCGTTATCCACTGGCACATCATTAAATATGTAAATAGGTAATCTAATCACGATTTTCTCACCGCGTTTAAATTCCTTCTTATCGCTTCTAAACGAAATACCTTTCCATGAATTTCTAGTTAACCCGTTGTTATTAATCTCAACAGAGTTCTTATCGTTATAATCTTTTTCGTTGATGGTAGGTGTTGCACCATGCAACGTATAAGCGCTACTATCTTTAATTTGAGTATCTTTTAATAAGTTAAAGTTAAATGCTGAAACCCCATCTTCTCCCAGTATTCTAGTCCAGCTGTATTCTCGTGGATCTGTTGGCGGTGTTTTTTTATCACCACTATATATCCCAATATACTTAGAGTTAGAGTCATCACTCATATTACTACCATCAGCATTGTTAGAATACTTTTTATGTATGTAAGCATCTTTTCCCTTAAGTCCTTCCATATTAGGAATGCTTTTTTTAACTTCATCAATAATTTCTTGGGCTTTTCCTTCAACAATGTTCTTGAATGTTTTTTCAACAATCCCTTGTTCCAGGTGAAATTCTCCAGTATCTAAGTCCCAATAACTTCTACCATCAGCCGCTTGTATTCGCCCAGCTTTTAGTATTCCAGCATTGATTAAATCAAGTGTGGCACCATCACCATCAAGGAATGTTCTCCAGTTCCATTCTCCGTTAGGTTTCTTAGTGTTGGCTATAGCAATCTTACCAGCACCCATATACACAACCTTAGTTGGGTTATCTTCAATTGGTTTGTCAAATGAATAGTAACCCGCTGGCAATTCATATTTGTTATTTGCCTTGAAATCATAGTTATAACCGTCTTCGTTTAAAAACTTATCTGATAATCTTTCTCGTATTTGATCCAACCAATATATTGTATCGTTTTGGAAATTCTTAACATCTTTAGCAAGTTCTATAGTCCTGCTAAATGGTGAACTTGTTACTTTGTCACCAATACCAAATTCAGTAAGCTTGTTGTCTGTAAGGTTTCTAACAACCTTAAAAACTCTTGTTTTATATTTAATTCCTAGTTTAGGGTTATATACTCCAACAGTATCTCCTAAATCTAAATTACCAACATTTCTGACTGTTGCTTTATATTCAACTTGAACCCTACTATTCTGTTTTAACCATTCATAAGCTAATACAATTAAGCGTTCTGGATCTTCTTCGTCTTGAAATTCAACAATCTTAACCCTTGGTTTAGTTCCTTTTTCAAACCCATAAATTTTAGTAAGTGCTGGTATTTCAAGCATTTCTTCACCAGCTGGCTTATCCACTGGCTTGCCAGCAAATTTTTCCCATACAACATCTTTATAAGTTATTCTTCGACCATAACCGCCAGTGGCCTGGCCATCTTCATCCCTTATTTCTTCACCCTTACCACGACCAATTACAGCTGTATATATAGCACCTTTTGAGTTTTTCTCTTTAACTGTTAATAAGTCTTTACCATGGATGAATACTTTACCATTGTCACGGCCCATACGTTTAAACACATCCAGGTATCTAGCTGTAATCTTACCTTTAGTAAATTCTAGTCTTGGCGCTATTTCAATCTGTGTTTCTTCCACTAATTTGCTTAAAGCTTCTTTTCTCGATAAATAATAGAAATTACCAGAATATAAGCGTTGAACGTTAACAGTCCCTAACTGCCAGCTTGATCCGTTTAATAAAGTAGTTAAAACACCAACTAGTTCCTTATTTTGTGGTCTATAGTCCTTAATGTAACCATCGCTTTCCATATCATCGAAAAATTTATGTACTGCTGTGATTTTTACGTGTGTTGTACTTTCCTTATCCACTCTATCTATTTTATATAAGTGGAATACATCTTTTTGTTTATAGTCCTTATGGCCAATAAATACAGCCTTATCGACTAATTCATTGTAATTTACTACTACTTCTAACGTGTGAAGTTTATTTAATTCATTCGTTTCTTTTCCTTCTAGTGGATCGACTGCACCTATTAAGTTTTCATTATTATCAAATAAAAATAATTTTGTCATTAGTATAATCGCTCCTTCGTATGCACTTCTAACAGCTTACTATTTGTGCTTGTAATCACATCACCTTGTTTAACAGTAAAATCAAAGTCACTTTCAACAAAGTCTATTAAATCGCTCTTATTAGTAGAATTAAGCTTTAATATGTAATCAGCATTTAAGTCTATTTCTAACACATCACCCATTACAAATTTGTGATTAATTACTAGCTTTTTAGTCGTGTTCTCGTTTTTAATAATTACCTTATCACCAGTTGATGCTGTTGCTGTTTTTATAAGTACTGGTGTACATTCATTAGGGTTTTTAGGTAATTTAGTAATAGTCACCCTATTAGTACCGGTATCTTTATCAACGTTCTTATACTTGTAAGGATCCAAGCATGTGAATGTAATTGTTGCAATAACATTATTGTCAATTTCATCTATATCATCAGCACTTTCAAAGAATGCATTAAAGTAATAATCTGGTTCATCTGTAAACTTAAGTTGTTTAGCTTCTGTTTTGTGCAATAGTAAATTTAATTTATTAAAATTCTCCCTATAATTAGCGCTAGTATTCTTTAATAAGTATTTAACGACTATTTCCCTGGGTTCTAGTGTGTTTGATGTTAAATACTTCCCATCAGCCCCAGGCGTTTTATTAGACTCTATTTCACGCCCTATTAATGCACGTCCTTTAACTGATAGAGTTATAAACCCTGGTAAAACATCTTCTAGCGCTTGGCCATTAAATATAGTTTTAAAAGGAGTAGTCGTTGTGACTACTCCTCCTGGTTTTGTAAAATTATACATATTCTCAATTACCTTTCTAAATAGAATATACTTCTTCAAGCTGGATATTTTGCTTGTTAACGCTATTCACATCATCTACGAACTTACCAAATGCATTGTTACCTAACTGAAGGTTTAACTGCATTGGACGTTTAGAAAAGTCGTATTCAGTACGAACTTCACCAGAAATAATATCGTTTCTTGTTACACCAATATTATTTATATCGCTGTTCAAGTTAGCTGGTGAAACAGCATAATTGATATTGTCAGCCACTTGTGTAGCCAACTTACCAGCATAATTAATAGCTTTTTTCGCTGTGTCTTTCATACCAACAACCATTCCCATCGGCACCCATCTGGTAATCTTAGCAACAACCCTTGATGGTGAGTGGATAGCTAAAGCACTTCTAATAGCAGCAGCAGCCGCATTAGCAATTGACTGTGCTGTTGCCATTACTGCCCCAGCCCTTGACTGCATACCAGCAATGAAACCATCCATCAGATATCCACCAGCCGAAACAAATTGGCCATAATAAGACTGTAATGTGCTTACCGCTTGGCTTCCCATTTGTTGAACTGTGCTGACAACTGTTGATTGAGCCTGTCTAATTCGGTTTTCCAATTGACTCATGCTATTAGATGTTGCATTGTTAATGCTGTTAAATGCATTTTGTAATGTTTGTTCCATTTGTGAAGCTGCTTGTTGCACTGTACTTGAAATGGTACTAAAGCTTGAACTAATGTTTGAACTGATGCTTGCCATTGTTGAACTAATGTTACTAGCAACAGAACTAAATGTTGAACTTGTTGTTGATTGAACTTGACTGCAACCTTGTTCTACTGCACTAGTTACACCTTGCATAGCGCTTTGTACTTGTGACTGCATATTCTGGAAATTAGAAACAACCCCAGTGGCCAGGTTGGCTGTTGCTGTGTTTGCTGTGTTAGCAACATTTTCCCAAGTCGCTTGGTTAGTCATGCTAACGTTATTTAAACTTGTTTGTGCTGCCATATCTACTTGTGACAAGTTTGCTCCAACTACTCCAGGCATTAATCCTGTTTGCATACCAGCAACGCTATTTATTGCTCCGAATTGTGCTGTTGCATTCGCTGAAAGTGCATCTAATTGGGCGTTTGAATTAAGTGTCATAGCGCTTAAGTTAGCGTTCACGTTTTCGGCTGCCATCGCTGTATTTGTTGTAGCAGCCGTGTTCACTGCTGCCATGTTCAGATTAGCACTATTTGACATTTGCATAAACTGCATATCAGAGTTCATAACCATACCAGTAATGTTAGTCAATGCTCCCATTGCACCTATCCCAGTTAGTGACATCATAGAATTAGAGATACTTGTAAAATGTGCAATAGCACTAGCATCTAAATTCGCAAATGATGCACTCATTCCATCAAGTGAAGCTGATGCACTAGCGCTTGACTGCGCTATTCTACCTGCTGCACCTTCAGCAGCTGCGGCGGTTCCTTCTCCACTCTCCTGAGCTTTTTGTTTCATTTGATCCATGCTTTCACTTACTTGTTGGCTTGACTCTTTCGACTTAAGTCCAACATATTCAAGGGCTTTTCCTATCTTGTCACCAATCCACTTAAATACATCACCAATGGCCTTAAATACAGCATCAACAGCATTTCTAAACCATTCACATTTATTATATAGTGTTACTAGTCCACCAATTATTACAGCTGCAACAATACCCCAAGGCCCTAGTAAACTCATGAATGCAACCCTTACAGCGGCCAAAACAGTAGTAATAACAGTACCAGCAGCACTTACCACGCTACTTACTGCTCCCCATGCTGCTAATGCTACCTTACTGGCATTTACAGCGGCTGACAATACAGTCATAGCTGCTTTAACAGTTGTTACAACCGTTACAATAAGTCTAAATGCTCCAGCAGCTGCTAACACTGTTGCTATTAAAGTTCTTAACCATTGGTTATTCTGTAATGTCTGGTTAAGCCATGATAAGAATGCATTTACGATGCTTAATACCACGTTTATTACTGGCGCGGCTGCACTTACTAAAGATCCTAGTACAGATACAACCATGTTGATAGCTTGCATTGCTATCTGTGCAAACGTAACAAATAATTGTTTAATATTAGTCCAGATTGAGTTCATTAAGTCATGTGTTGTCTGGTTGGTATTGTATAAATGCACGAACGCTGCGACAACAACACCTATTGTTGCAACAACTCCTAACATCGATACACCAACACGGCCAAACACTTCAGAAACAGCTGTTAAGGCTGCTTTTACTCCAAGTCCACCTTCTTCAATTGGTTTTAACCATGAGTGAATTAATGTCAACGCTGGCACGACTGCTAAAGCCACCCCAGCTAATGTAATCATCTTAGCTATTAATTGTGCAACTCCTGGGTTTGTTTGCATTAGCGCATTAAACCATTGTAAGAATGCATTAGCAACATTTAATATAGACATCGCTAATGGTGCCATTCCTTGTGCTAATAGTGAAAATGTTTTTGATAAATTACCAATCAGCTGGCCAACCTTCGGCGCTGCTTCTTCGATATATTTAACAAAGTTTTTAAATGCTTGGTTCTGGCTTAGTTGACTGCTCCACTCTCTGAACCGTCCCATAAGTCTCTCAAACCAACTCATTGCTGTCGCTGCCATTGGCCCGAACGCTGCGAACATCTGAACTAAACCAACAGCAAGATCACGGAATGCACCCCTAATTTTTGGCATGTTCTCATTCACGTAATTCGTAAATTGTTTCATCCCTTGACTATCAGCAAGTTTAGCACTCCATTCATCAACTCGTTTACTCATGTCTAAGAAACCTTGTGACATACTAGCAGCTAATGGCCCAAACGCAACCATTAAACTTGCTAATGATCGACCAAAGAAACCAACACCACGCGCAACCTTATCCAGTGTACTTGCACCGTTACTATTTAAGTAATTAAAGAAACGCTCCATCGGCGCGCTATCCATTGATTCATTCAGCGACTTAGATAAATTCTTCATTACTCCAGAAGACTCCACCATTAAGCCGTTAAGCTTATTCAGTACTTTTCTAGTTGCTTGAACTCCATTATTGAACGTTTCAAAGTTGTTAGACTCTAATTGGTCTGATAACTTCTTATGATCTTCTTTAAGTCCGTTAACAGAGTCTCTTAAAGCTTCCATCTCTTTAGTTCCTGGGCCTTCACCTTTCATAAAGTCCTTGAACTTTTTCATGTGGCCAACAGCTGTTACTGCAAATGCTCCAATAGCAGCACCCGCAACCCCAAAGGCACTAGTAAGCCCTAGTAAGCCACCAGTTAGCACTCCAGCCATCGCTCCAACCGTTGCTAATGCTCCAGTGGCAGCAGCACCAAAAGCCGCGATTGATGGTATTACAGCTATGAATGTACCTTTTAAAATATTACCTAGAACAACACCCCAAGATCTGATTGACTCAGCAATGTTGTCTAAATCTCTATAAAAACGCTCGTTTCTTGCTCTAATTTGCAAGAATATTTCTTTTCCAATTTCTCTAGCTTTTAAGTTAGCTATTTCTTTTCTGAATAAAGCCGTTCTGGCTTTAACATTAATGTGGTAGTCCCTTTTCTTTGCTAATAACGCGTTTAACTTAGCTGTAAAGCCTTTTGTATCAGCATGAACAGAAACCTCTATTTTCTTACGCAAACCGCTCTCACTGGCTTTTAATTCAGCCATTTTCTTGCGATATTCGCTAATATCTAATGTGACTGGCTTTTTAATATGATCCTTGCTCCACTGTGTTGCAATAATCTTAATTTCATCAAGCTTACGTTTAGCGCGTGTTATATCAGCATCTATAGGTTTACTTTCTTCCCTAGACACTTCACGCGCTTTTTCGTTCACTTGGTTCAATTTAGCAATGGCCTTAGTCACGTTAGCATCAACGTCTTTTGTACTTTCTTTTGCTAATTCTTTTGCTTTTTGGTCTACTCGTTCCATTTTTGCCATTGCTCGTTTTACATCAGCATCAATTGGCTTTGTACACTCAAAAGCTGTTTCTTTAATCTTCTTGTCAACTTGTGACATCTTACGTAAGAAACTTGATATATCAGCACTTATTTTAGCATTAAAACGTTCCTGCATAGCGCGCACCCTCCTTCTAAATTCTATTTTTCTTGGTAATCGTTAAACCAGTTTCTAAGGGCTTCAGTTTGCTCCTTAGAATACACTTGGCCTCTTTCTTCATTATTCTTCAGAACTTTCTTGCGGGCCTTATCTCCATTAAATAGCTTTTTAGAGGTGATACGTTTTTCATTATTAGCACGCGCATTAAATATAGCAGCGATTGAAAAGCGTTCTAGTTCGTCTACTTCATCCAGGAATGCACCTTTTAAAAAGTTCTGATATTCCCTATTAGTCCATGAATACATCAACTGCACATCATAAACTTTTAAATACCTTGATACACTTTGCTCAAAGTCATCAAAATTTATACTGTTACTCCCAGATCCTTCAGCGACTCCTTGATCATTTGATAAGCTCTCTTGTTGTCTTCCTTCTCCGTTTCCGTCTTCCCTTGAGTATTTAAGATCGTTAAGCCATCTTTCAACTTCGCTGCTTTTCTTCTGAAAAAAGCACTATCATCCAACACGCTCATTGCTTCTTTAAATAATTGTAAAGTATCTCCTTCTTCATCAATTCTTTCTTGTAAAGCTTGTTCAATATCTTCACGCTTAAATTTTCGGTTAGGTATATAAGCTGTACCGCAATCCCAGAATTTTACAAGTGCTTCTTCATCGTTTTGGATAATTCCCATAAAAATATCAGAAAAAGCATCTGTTTGTTCGTTTCCATTTTGATATTCTTGCTTAGCACGTTTAGCAAATGCAAACGTTCCTTTTGCTTCGTATTCGTTTCCTTTAATAGTTAAAAATGCTGCCATTGTTGTATTCTCCTTGTTTTTTAATAAAATTAAAAAGGGTGATTATTCACCCTTTATTATATGCTTTCTACTCTTGCTGGTTGGCCACCTCGTTCAGTTGCCACTTCACTAGCTGGCGCCGTTACTTTTTTGTACGTACATTACCAGTAGTTTCTCCTGGTTTTTCAAAGTCGTAACTTCCAGCGTTTAAGAACTCGTCTGGTAATTTATCTAACTCACCAAGTTTAGACTCTCCAATTACTTGAAGTGTTCCGTTTAACTCAACAAACCCATCAGCTGGTTCTTCTTTTTCTACTGACTCAATTAAGCAACGCGCAAATACTGCATCGTGTTTATCGTTGGGTTTTACTGTTTTATCAACAAGCCAAGCTTTTATTTCTTTCTTATCTTTAATCGCGCGCATTACTTCTTTTTGACCTTCATCATCACTTTCACCATAACAAGTAAATTCTAGTGACTCTGATGTTGGCCCATAAGCTAACACACGCCCAAATTTAGTTTGTTCGTCAGCTAAATCATTTTCAATCGCATGTTTAGTTTCTGTTAAACTTCCAACGATGCAACCTTTATCTCCTTTAGCTTTATCTTCTACTTGTAATATTAATACTGTATCTTTACCACTTTTTGGCATAGTTTAGTTCTCCTTTATATAAAATTTAAGTCTTAGTATTCCATGTTGTGTACGACCATCTATATCATCAATAACAGTAAGTGTTAGCATTTCAGTTTTAAAGACTTTAAATTCTTCGTTTAACTCTAAGTGTTTCTTTGATATAGTCTTAAGCGCACTATCAAGCATTTCATAACATTCTTTTTTACCTTTGTAATTGCTCCAGGCGTGAATTGTGAAAATCACTTCTTCACCAAAATTCGTTTTCGTTACAAATTCTTTAGTTTCTGGAGTACCAACAACGATGTAAGGATATTCAGTACTATGTTCAACATAATCAAATACCTTATATCCAGTTTCTTTTAACCTTGTAAATAATGCTATTTGTAAAGGTAATAGTGATGTTTTTATCATTGATTATCTCCTTCCTAAAGACTATTTAATTCAGATATCCAGAACGCACGACCAATTTCAATCGATGGATACCAGAACGGTTGTGGGTGGATCCCATACATAGTAACCCACCTATTTAATTTAGTTGAATAGAAACGCCAAGGAATTTTTTTCGCTCTACTTCCTCTAGTTGCATATATCCCAGTACCAAATTCAATATATATCCCGTGTTCAGCTCCAACACGTACATCAGCGGTGAACCCACCAACTGAACTTTCGATTGAACCTCTTAACTGGCCTTCATCAACTGGAGCAAGCCCCTTAGCATTATCTTCAATTGTGTGTGCTGTGTTTGCTACTATCCTTTGTACCTTCTTGCTTACTTTTTGAGTATAAGCCCTTGCATATGCTTCTAACGGAGGACATCCAAATTTTATTGACATTTTCTAATAGCAGCCCTTACTATCTCTTGTTGGCCGCCTTGATCTTCGAAATCACTTACGAACTCGTACCTAACACCCAAATAAACTAGTATCATATCTTTAGCAAGATGTTCTAATTCGTTATATCTGAAATATAAGTATCTATCAAAAGTAAATTCTAATTTAGCAGCTTGCAAGCGTTCGTTACTGCTTGGAGTGTCAACAAAGCACTCTAATTGTTTAACCACTTCATCAGTTTCAGTATGGCCGCCCGCTCCGTCTTCAATGTATTTTTTGGCGTGTACTTCTACTGTGTGTGGAAATTCATTAAAAAGCATGGAATTTCAACCTTCTATATGGCGTTAGTAATGATAGCATACTTTCGGGATATTCAGTATTGTAAGTGTACGATACTGTTCCCATCGACCTTGATTTTAACTCAACTGGTACCATATTTAGTTTTATTGCTTTTGAAATAAACAGTAAAACGGCTTGCGGTACTTCATCATCAAAATCATTGTTACAATAAGCTTTCACCCAGTCTAAGCAAATAGAATAGTATAGAGTGATAAACTCATCATGTTCATCACTCTTAATGTTGGATAGCATTTTAATTTTTTTAATGTAATTATTCATCTGTATCAGCTTCTTTTACTTCTTTTTTAGCTGCTTTCTTAGGTGCAGCCTTTTCCTTAACAATAGTATATTTCTGATGTGCATATACGTTCTCATATGCAAATTCAGTAACCTCTACTATTCGACCATCTGGCGTTTGTACCTTAATCAAGTCGTTCACCTCGTTTATTTATTTATTATCCTACTTTAGGTTTTAAAGCAGCAAATGCATCATCTTTAACATTTAAGTAAGCAACATGCATTGTAGCTCTTAAAGCAAACATATCTTGCTCAAATAGGTTTACTGGTTTTCCGTCAGCACCTTGGATAGTTGATAATTGTGCATCTGTTGAAACAGCATACTCAATATCTTGTAACACTCCATAACGTGCATAATCCCAGTCACCAGTTATTGCAACTGCTTTAGTTTTGTCAATGATATCTTTTGATGCGTATGAAATTGGTAACCCTAAAATCTCATTTGACTTAGAATCAAACATTGGGTGGCCATCATTATCAGTTACGCTTCTCATTTTAGCTTTAAATGCTCTTGATGTTAGTAACCCGTTAGGATCATGCTCATCAGCTTCAACTAATGCTAATAAGTCAGCTAAATCAAAGTAAAGGTTTTTCCCAGTACCTTCTGTAACTGTTTTATGTTTAGCATCAGCCATTTCAAAGATTGATTTTCCAGTTCCCCATGGTGAGTCAGTACCAAATAATACAGCTGAGTCAAACGCTCTATAGAACGCTTCAGCGATTAATGGTGCTGCAATCTTCATAAAGTCTCGAACGCTGTAACGTAAAAATTCTTTAGAGAATGGAATAATAACACCCAGTTTCTTAGCTTCCATTTCAGCTTGTTTCCATTCAACTTTAGAAGTTTGAATACGTTCAGCTTCTGACACCCAGTAAGCCCCTGGCCCTTTAGCTAAGAATGTGAATTTTTTCTTAGGTTTTCCAAGCATATCTTCATATTTAGCTAACTGCATTACAGCTGAATTTTTAATTACTTCTTTTAATACTAGAGTACCTTCAGACTCTGGAATTTTACCAGTTTTTGCATCTTGTAATAATACGTTATTCGGATCGTGTGGTTTTGTTGTTGCCATATAATTTTACCTCTTTACTTTCTTATATTAAATTGATTAGCTATTTCAGCTATGTTATTTGAATTGTTTTGACCGCCTTCAAAAGTTTTCACTTCGCGGCCATTACCTTTGAACTTAGCATCTACTTGGCTTTGTACAGCGTTTTGGAATAACTCGTTAAAGCTTTCTAAGTTTGAGTTAGTTTCATCTTCATCATTACCAATTAGATGGTTGACAAAATCTAATGGTAAGCCCAGATCATTAGCTTTCTTCATGGCAAAATTAGTAAGCTTTTCACGTTCTCTTTCCAGTCTATCGCTTTCAAGTTGTGCTTTAAGTTCTCTTATTTCTTTTTGTTCTGGAGTTTCTCCAGGGTTACGTTTAGAAACTTCTTCATCAATCAATTTACTTAAGTTATTATCTTTCCAAGTCTGTAACCCCTTAGAAAAGTGGCTGTCTAGTCTTGGTTGTAAAAGCTTAGCGCCCTCTTGACTATCTAAGTAACTGTTTATCTCCTCGGCCGTTGGTTTTTTCAGTTCGCTTAGATATTCACTAACTGCGCTGTCTTGTGAATTAGTTTCTATAAATGTTTTGACTTCTTGTAAGTCCATGTGTTTACCTCCCGCCCATTAAGTTCGCGCCTTAATGTTCTGATGTATTTTATTTAGAAAGTTTAACGTCTTATCCAGGACAAAATTTATTTCTTTATATTTTCTTTATAAAGTTCTTTGTTATCTTTAATAAAATCTTTGCGCCACTCGTTGTAAGTGACATATTCTATCTTTTTATTAGGTGCAACAACTTCACGCTTAGCACGCTTTGTAGCTTCACCTTTGCTTAAATCTTCATGTTTAATTAGTTCCGTTATCCTCTTGGCCAGTTTCTTCTGGTACTTAGGATCATCGTAATTCCTTGATGTTCTAAACTTAGGTAAGCCCCTAAGCACATGGCACCTGCAATTAATATCTTCGCTTGGTACTCCAAACATCCTTGGCCCTTTCGCTTTATGGCCACCACTGTGAAAGTAACCATCTTCATCAGCTTTACGACCGTCTAGCGCTGCATGTGAAGCCCTAACCCTACTATCTAAGGTTGCTAACCAGTACTTATTTACTGATATTCCCGCTTTCTTAAGCTGCTTATCACTTTCTAAGGTTGCCATTGTTCTAGCTCGTCCATTCTCTGTACGAACAACACGGCGCGCTTTAGTTGCGCTTATTCCTACCTTCTTGCTAATCTCCTGGGCTGTTTTCTCATAACTATCACCCTTGATAGCACCTTGTGTTATAGTCTTTTGTATCTCTCTTACTATCTCACTTCGATGTTGTGCCAATACATTAGGTAGTTTCATCTTATCTATAGGGTTGTTTAGCAGCTTATTAAGTACATTCTCACTTGGAATGTCAAACCCCATCTCAATAGCACTTTGTATCTTAGTATCGTATATATCGTATATTCGTTGCTCTAAGAATACGTTTCTATTAGAGTTTCTAATCTCTTTTAAGATGCTCTTATATGCTCCAGTAGTCTTACTCTCAAACTGTTTCATGAACTTTCTTAATCGTCCATACTTTGATAACTGCGACCAAGTAAGCTGGCCACCTTTGCTAAGTGATCCATACATCTGGCCAAGTAAGCCCAAGTACTCTTGTGTTAAGTTCAAGAATACCTGGTCAATGGCTTCATTAGCTTCAACGCTATACTGCGCTATCTTTGCTTCTAGTTCTGTTAACATCTTCTTCACCTTCAATCGGTTCTAGTGGCTCGTTAGAGTATCTTAAAGCTTCTTCTTCTAGCTTTTCTTTCTCAAAGTCAACATCATCTATTAATGTTGATTGACTTAATCTAGTATCTTCACTAACCACACCTTGTAATGTTGTTAAGATTTGCGCTTCTTCTAGTCTGTTTACTGGTATATTTCTAGTGAACGTGAAATACATATCCAGGTAAGACTCATCATTTAAGCTAAACCCTCTATGTTTCCAAGCCGTGAACAATACTTTAAATTGGTACATTAAAGCACTCTTGAACTTACGTTCTGAAACTATCGACTTGTTTTCTAGCGCCATTAGTTTGTACCTAATAGCAACCCCAGAACTATTGCCACCAAATGTTTCATCGTTAAAGTTTACAGTCTTAGCAAACTTAGCAATGTTAGCATCCAGAAGATTAAGCACATTCATTATAATTGAGTCGTTAACATCTTTAGTTAAGTACTTGATATCCATTCTTTCATCGATTAGTTCAAATACTCCAGTCTTGTGCAACTGTTCCAGGGTTTCTGGATCAGCACCCATTCCCTTAAGCACCAAATAAGCAAGCCTTCCCGCTTCTATCTCACTAACTGCACCAGATACAATTTTGTCATAAGCATCAATCAATGTGTACACCTTTTCAGCATCACCCATTAATTCATCATTGTTCTTAACCCCAAACAGTGGCACGTGTTCAAACATATGTAATTGTTGATCAACAAAATTTATACTTCCGTTTTGACCTTTAAAGTAATAAATATACTTATCATCGTAAAATTCACATTCAATATTGTTGTCATTGTCAACCGCATATCTCATAGCATATACTGGCTCTGAAATGTTATCACCGAAAAATACAGCTTCCCAAGGCTTGATATTTTTAATGCGTTCATTACCTTCTAAGTCGATGTAACATAACCTTGCTGCATAACCACAAATAGTGGCCAGTTTACCAAGTTCACTGTCTAAGTCTTCAGCTAAGTTCCTTAAATTAAAGTTCTTAATCTTTTCTTTAAGTTTGTCATCTTCTTTGTCATAGTCATACACAATAGGTACACCATACATATATCCAGTTTTAGTATCGACTATATCGCTATCGTAACTGTTAGCAACTGAATTATGTATCTTGTCATCGATACGATAAACATTACCACCAGTTTCAAAGTCACCCAGCTTAACCGCTTCTTGTTGAAATATAGGTACTTCAACGCCCTTATAACGGTTGTATTTAGTCTTGTTTTTATTCATCTTGGCAATGTTTTTCTCTATTACCTTGATGATTATTTCTTTTGTTATTCCACTTGCCTGGATCTGTTCTATAAATTCATTGTTTGTATTCATTCTAGCGTTCAGCCCCCTTTCTTCTAGCTTTTAATCTCATATGAGAGTATATAGCATATCTCATAGAGTCCATCACATCATCATTTTCTTTTACTGGGTTCCCAGTCTTTTCATCCCATACATAGTTATAAATTTCTTTTTTAAAAACTTTCACTTTGTCAGATACAACAAAAAAGCGGCCAAGCTTTATAAGTCTTGCCACTTCCTCTATCCCACTTAATACACTTTTATCAGCGTTTATGGCCCTTATACGTTCCCGTCTGAAGCGTTCAACGTGTTCTGGCCTTGCACTATCACAATAAAAGTTTATGTTACCATATCGCGCCTTTATATCAAGCGCAACATCAGCCCAGTAATCTATTTCTTTAAATTGCTTAGCATGTTCTTCCAGTAAGTACCAGTTGTTTAGCTTGTCTATACCAAACACCACTATACTGCCAAAGTGACTGTAACCCCAGTCAACCCCAGCTATGTAAGTTTCAAACTCAATGTTATCAACATCACTAATAAAGTGCTTGTTACTGTCAAAATCACTGTACACAACACCTTCACCAGTCACCCATAACCCTCTAATATCTCTATCGTAGAACATACCAGATGGCGTTGACTCTTTAATATTCTGGATATACCTTGGTGATAAAAATGTATTATCATCTAATTCAAAATGATAAGATATTATGTTTTCGCTTTTGCTGTCAATATATTCTTTCTTTAACCAGTGTTCTGGGTTGTCTGGGTTGGTATCAAACACAATCCTAGCACCATCACCAGAACAACGGGATATAATCTCTTTAAAAACTTTCTCATTGGCCAGGGATGCTTCATTGACATAAGCGCCAAAGGCTGTCATACCTCTGATACCACCTAAGCCCCCTATTGTACCAGTGAAGGCCTGCACGACCTTAACACCGAACAACGTAAATGAGTTGTGTTTATCAAACTTAATGTCTAGCTGGTATCTATTGTATATCTCTTGCAATACGTTGTTTTGTATTGTCTTACTCGATACACCAGCTAATATATACATTGGTTCTTTTATCTTAAGATTATCAGCAATCTTACGAACCCTTATTAATTCCCTTAAGAATATATCATTATTAATAACAGTCTTACCAGTTCGCTTAGCACCGTGTAAGCCAAGTATAAAGAAGTCTTCTGTATTGGTTCGCTTAAGTATTTCAATCTGTTTAGGGGTGTATAATCTATTTAAGTTCATTAATCTCACCATCCACCAGCTTGAACAAGTCTGAAATCTTATCTTCTTGACTACTGTTTTCTTTTTTATCTTCTCTTACTAAGTGTATCTTGTTTAATAAATCAGCAGCTTTCAACCTATCCTTTGCACTAACATCTATTTTAGTTATTTCTTGAAAGCCCATCCCTTTTCCAATTAATATTTCTTCTTTTTTCTCACCCCGCATTACAGAAGTTAAGTATTCCATTATCTCTTGTTGTGTTGCTGTTTTTTGTGACTCTATCACTTTTAACCGCTCATCGATATAATTTTTAATACCAACATTTGCCAACAACTTGTGTGCTTGTTTTCTTGAGTAATTAGCTGAATATCCCGCTTTTAAAGCTGACTGCGCTACATTCCCGCTAATGATGTACTCATCAGCAAATTTTTGTTGTTTCAAATTAATTTTTACCAACTTTCCATCACCTCTTTTCTACATAATAAAAAAGCGCTATTTCAAGCGCTTTATAAAGATTTGTATAAAAATAATTTATGTTACATTCCAAAATAACAAATAAGAAGAAAAAATATTAATAAAAATTAGCTTATTATCAACAGATTTTTTTGTAATTGTTTAACGGAAAAACAAAGGTATTTTGGTATTTTATGCTTAATACGTTGTTTATATATAAAATTAAGTAAGTAATTATTACATGCTGGGAAATATTGTGGAAAACCCAACACATAACCAGAAATATATACATTTTTTAAAATGAAAAGGATCAATTATCTAACTCTAAACTCCTGCAACTAAGTTCAGTAATTAATTAATGGCTGCCTTTCCGTTAAATTCTTACAATACTATTATAGCACATAAAAACGGCTCAAATGGCTCAACTTTTATGAATTATTTATAATTGTTAAAAAATCTTCTAACAAGCTTTTCTGTTTACGTTTAACCGTTGATATATGCATATGATATTTACAAGCAATATCATAAATTTTCATCCTTGGTTTAACCAAATACCTAGCGTGTACAAGTCTGTACTGTTCCTGGTCTAGCCCATCCAGAAAAGTATCGATACACTTTAGAATACGTTTATTTTCTTGATACTTCTTATTGTCTAACTTTTTAATTAAATTCCTTTCGTTCTCCCTTCCAGTCTTTTGAGTGCTTATTTCACTCTTATCACCTGGTTGGAAAGAGTTTAAAAGAAAGTCGTTACATTCAATCTTTATGTTGTTGTAGTTCTCTAAAAACCACTTAGCATCCTCTTTAGTGTAACCCATTCACTTCATCCCTTTCAATAACAAACTCCGTGATCTCTAATTCTTCAATGAACTCTAGCACCCCAATTGCACGGGAGTCCATATATTTATCATTCAACTTTTCAGCCAGATCTTTAGAATTAATCACAATTTTGTTCTTATTCTTCTCGTCTAGTTTTGCTTTTAGTACAATCATCAATTAACAACTCCTTTATTCTTTCCCCAAACTCCTTAATAAACGCCCCAGCAAGCTCCTCTGACTTAAGGCAAGGTAATAACCCTAAATGATTAATAGCGTGCCTTCTAGCTATATAGAAATGGCCAGTAGAGGGCGTTATTTCAATGCAATACTTATCCTGGTGAATATTACACCAATTAGGTTCCCATCCATCGTTATATATATTGGCCCAGTTCTCCATATCAAAGATTAAACGGCGTTTTTTATCATACTTAACAGCATCATCTTCAGTCTTAAACACTAACCCACGTTTTACACTTTGAATAACAGTCCCTCGACCATATGCACTAGTCAACCAACAAGAACCATCTTTCTCCAGGATGTAATACTTGTTCAGTATCTCTTTTTCAATATCAGCTTTTTGTTTCAACATTTCTTTTACTTGTTCTTCCATTAGCACAACACCTCTTTTATTTCATCTCCGAACAAGTCAATGCACTCTTGTGCTATTTCTCTAGACTTAAAGTAAGGTACTTTAGAAAATTCATTCGTCCAAAGCATATTCCCTGTATTAAAATTTTTTTCTTTATTTGAATAATATATATAATATTTACCTTCGCTATAATCTTTCCAATCTGGCGCCCAACCATCATTTTTTAACTTAGCCCATTGGTGTAATTTAAATAATAATTTACGTTCTTTTAAATGTTGTTCTGCTTCTTCTTTTGACTCAAAAAAGTAACCATGTTCAAATAAAAAATTACAATCTATATCATTTGTATAATAAACTGTAGTACTTATTCTCCCATCAGCACTATCTATATAATAAAAATCTTTTCTATCTTTAGGATAAGTCAGTTTAAACTCTTTCTTATCATCTAAACTAGCAATAAATTCATCTTTTAACACTTTTAGTCTTCTGTCAATTTCTTTTAATAGTTCTTCTTTATCTTCTTTATTCATTGTTTTTCTCCTTATCTAAAACAGCTATTAGTTCTTCGTACGCTTTTTTAAAACTTGCTATTTCTCTTTTTCCAAACTCACGCCATAATTTACTTGGACTATCTCCAAATAATTTCAGTATCAAACTTATTAATTTATTCATGTAAACTAATACACAAATTCGCAACACCCCAGATCACTGTAAATAAATATACATCCTCTTTTTCAAATGTACGACCAAACAATTTATACAGCAACCCAACCAACACCATCAATATTAACCATTCAAATAAATATCCTAGCATTCTAACAACTCCTTATCCTCGTATATATTACCAAGTACAACACAACCATCATGAGTAGTATCATCTAGTGGAATGCTTAATTTAGGTTTCTCATACTTAACCTTTGAACCAAGCATTTTATCTAATTTATTATCCCAATGATCTTTAATAACATACAACTCAATAACATAAGCGCCATACTCATTCTTGCATATTATCCCTCTAAGCGTTCCAACATCATGATACTTACGTATGTATTCCACGATATTCCCAGTATAAATATTGGCCCCGTGTTTATCTTTAAACCCCGTGTTATCCATTTCCATATTCTTATTCTTAGTTTGTAACATATTACTCAACCCTTTCTAGTTTTCTTTACTTATCACCAACGAAAATAAGAATTTTTACTTTTTTCTCTGTAGGTATAACCTTAATATCAATAATTTCTTCAGTTTCCTTGTTAAACTCTTGTAAGTCAATGAATGAATTATTAATATAATCTTCAATAAACCCTTTAACTCCGTCTACTGCATTACAATCTAGTTCTTCAATTCTATTTAATTTGTTAAACATATCTTTCTAATCTCCTTGTTCTTCAATAATTTCATCTTCTTCATCATCTTCAACTTCTATAAGCACGTAAGAATTCCCATTCTTATACCTTTCGTTACCATAAGCCCAGATAGTGCTTTTAGGTTTACCAGTGTATCTGCAAATTTCTGGTATAGTTCCCATGCAAATGAAAGTATCTTGATGATAAAAAGCATAAATCTTTTTATGAGTTTTTTTATTTGCCATATTCCTTGTTACTCCTTTAAGAGTTCAAATTTCAAATTCACTAAGATTTTATATTTATCATCAGAAACCCACTGCGTATCAGCTAAGTAATAACCAAGCAGCTTCTTCAGTTTTATTTCCTGGATAATCTCCCACGGTGTAGGGTTATGTAATACGACTTTAATTACATCATGATCATTGTTATAACTCATAACCTTTCACCTCCAACGCTTCACATAGTTTCCTTAAGGTTCTATATCGACAATGTTCAACGCCCGTTCTTCTTAAATTCTTAATACTCCCAACAGCTAACCCAGTTTTTTCAGATAACTCAACCGCCGTTATTCCTTTTTCATGCATCACCTTATCGAACTTACTTCTAAACTTACGTTGTTTTTCCATTGCCATCACCTTCCTTTTCTTCTAGTTCCCAGGCCATCAACTTATCAACATGGTTTTTCATTTGCTCGACCATATAACTCTCAAAGTCAAAGCCCAGTTCTGTTTGTAATGTTTCTAGCATCATTTCACGATCATAATAACGACCGCTTCTCCAATCTAGTGTTACATCCAGGTACCTATCCAAGAAATCAATCAATCTTTTCTTACCAAAATGATAATCTTGTCTTAAAGTCCACGCTATTGCCAATGCACAATCAACAAACATTACTTTCTTTTCTAAGTTCACCAAGCTGGCCAGATCCTTAGCACGTTTATTAAAGGCCATTTCTTCTTGGATACGTTCCTGGGTGCTAATTCTTTTTTTATCTTGTTTACTCTTTTTCTTCTTAATCTTCTTAACCATTGTTATCCTACCTTCTCTTACAGTTCGTAAGCTTTCACAAAAACACCACTGATTTTATCATACCTTTTTTCACTAACGATCTTGCTTACATGTGAGTCATCCTTCCAGAACCCCATGTAAGTCATCCTATCAATAAAAGTCTTAGCTAAGTTGTCAGCATCTGGCTTAACCACATGATAGTCACCAGGTACCTTATCTTTCTCCACTGGAAAGCACCAATACAATTCAACACCAATAGGAGCATTTAACATTTCATCTTTATGTTTAGGAGCAAACCCAGCAAGACCATTTTCAAAAATGCTTTTTGCTTCTTTTAATCTTGGTGAGTCAAAAATAATTGGTTTACCATTTTTAACTGAAATAATTTTATCCTGGTGAGTTACCTTTGGAATTTTTTTCAGTGGGACAAAAAACTGAATTGACATTTTTAATTTTCACTTCCTTAACTCCATTTTATTTTTTTACCATTTTCCATTTTTTATTTTTGTCCTTCTTGGACGTTGGCGGGGTGAACTGGACGGGGGTGGCACAGACATGGTGGGGTGGTTTTTAACCCCACCTGTTCTGTACACCTCGTTCAGTCTGTTCACATCCATCCTAACACATATATCTTTGATATATGGCTTTTCCCGTCTGGACAAGACTTAAAAAAAGTAGTGTTGTCTTGTCTGGACACGACTTAAATTTTTAAGTGTTGTCCGTGATGGACAACTTGGACACGACTTAAATTTTTAAGTGTTGTCCGTCTTATTTTTCGACCATTTTTATTGTTTCTGAATTCTTATCGAACCAAAATTTTTTACTATTTTTTAATTTTCTATCTATAGTTTTTACGCTTACACCTAAGTAATCAGCAACCATTTTTTTTGTTGGTGCTTCACCGAACGAACAATTTTCTATGGCCGTTTCAAACTCTAGCATGCTTTCTAGGTTCTTTTCTTCAGCTTGTTTTTGTCTTCCTTTTTTAGCTTTAACAACCTTATCATTGCTATCAGCTTCTAAGTCAGATAACACCCCAACATCATCAATGGTATGTTTTGGATAATTAAACCATATATTGACTGGTTCGAACTTTGCAAACTCCCTTAGAGTACCTTCAACGCGCCAAGCTGTACGTTGTTTAACCTTAGCTTCTATCTCCTTGGCTTGCGCTCTAATCTCCATTAAATGGCCGCTTAGACTCTGTTCAGCATGGTATTTCATCTTCTCGTAATCATAATGATCATCCATACCAATTTTCGTTGTGTAATACTTATTGTTAAGGGTTCTAATTCTTTCTTCATAGAACTTAACCAACTCATTATTAATTTCAGTCTTAAGCAGTGTTTCTGGAATTTCCAACTCCACCAGGTCAACTAATGCATCTGGATCCCTTGCAAACACTCCACTACCACTGGCCCTATCCATTGATTTTTTACCACCTTGTGAACCTTTAGAATGATGGTGACAATAAATAACTGAACATCCTAATTCAGTGGCCACCTTATCAAATTGGTTAGTAAAATGTGCCATCTGGTCAGCGCTGTTTTCATCTCCAGTAAGAACCTTGTATATAGGATCTATAATTACAGCCGTGTAATTCTTCTTGTGCGCCCTTCTGATTAGTTTCGGTGCCAACTTATCCATTGGTACTGTTTTCCCTCTTAGGTTCCATATATGCACGTTCTGTAAGTTGTTAGCACTAAGCCCCATGCTCGTGTACACATCTTTAAATCTATGTAAACAACTGGCTCTATCTAGTTCTAAGTTCACATACAATACACGACCTTGCGCACATTCCCAGTTAAGCCACTTCTTACCTTCAGCAATGGCAATGGCCATCTCTATTAGTGCAAAACTCTTACCAGCTTTAGAAGGCCCAGCGATTAGCATTTTATGGCCTTGTCTAAGCACTCCTTTAATTAATTCTGGTGCTAAGTCTGGCATATCGTCCCAGAAGTCTTCTAAATTCTCTGGATCTGGTAAATCATCGTTTAAATCTTCTATATATTCAAACCATTCATCCCAGCTTTGCTTACCTATGTTAGTATCTATTAAGAATTGTTTACGACCGTTTCTAATTACCCCAGGCATACGACTTAAACGCGATGGGTTTTTATTTTGAGTATCGACCGCTAAGCCATTCTTAGCGCATACTTTATATAAGTAATCAACACGCTTCTGGTACTCGTGATAATCTCTAGCATCTATCTTAACTATTGCATGTACTGACTTGCCACCACTATGTACAAGACACGCTACTGGTAACTCTAACTCACGGATAATAGCGTTTTGTTGTGATATGCTTGTTCTATCACTTTCAACAAGTGCATACCTAAATTCTGTTACGTTATCATTCTTAACACCTTTACCATCAAGAGGGTTAAACCTTATCCAAGCCCCCGCTTCTTTATTGTAATCTCCAATAACAAAACCTATATCATCTTTATACTTGTGCAACTTTTCTATTAAGTGGCCAGCTGTTCTATCAAAAACACCTTTCTTGGGTTTGTGAACCGTGTTACCTTCTTTATCTTCTAATGGATAAGTTTCGGTTACAAAACCAACATTCTCTGTACTCTGGAAAAGTGTTTCTAAATAAGTAATCAGTTCTTGGGCTGGTTGCCAATGTGTTGGCTCTTGTATCTCTTTTCCTTCTATCCAGCTTTTATCGATGAACTTATAATCACCATCGTTATTAATTTCATCATCCCAATTAAGTGCATGTGAGTTTTCAAAGTCCATATACATTGGTGAATATCCATTCTCAACAGCCATCTGATATATCGTTCCACCAGTAACGGGCTTACCAGCGCTAGAACCCTGGAAAGTTTCCCATTTTCTAAAACATTCACCAGGTTTGTACCTTGGATCAGACTGCGACCATTGATCCCACTCTTGTGCTGTTAAGCCTTCATGTTTCATGGCCATTCCCACGTTAACCCATTCTTGATAATCAAGAATAGCAGGGTTAATGTATTCTAATAATTCTATTAAATTGTTTTTGTTATCCATTCTTGACTTCCTTTATCATTTTTTTCTATGCTTCGCTCTTTTATCTCTAACGATTGAAACTATAAAACTTACTATCATTACAACCGCTATAATGAAACTTACTATATCTAGTGCATATAATATGTCGTATATTACATTCTGCATTTTTAAATGTCCTTATTCTTTTTATTTTAATCTTTTAGCTATTTCTTCTATTACATTCACTGTAACGCTATTGCCAGCTTGCTTGTATAATTGGCTGTTACTGTTAACAGCTTGCGCTTTGTCAAACGTCCAATCGGGAAAGCCTTGTAATCTCCAACACTCGCGTGGTGTAAGTTTCCTAATCTTGTAATCTGAAAGCACAACCCCTTGTTCATCGCTTGTAAGTAGTGTATTAGCGATGTTTTTTCCTACTCGACCACGGCGGGTTTTTGAGTTGGGATGTGAGAAATTGATACTATCTCCAACATCAGCCACCGCATATCCTTGTTTTGTTGCTTCTTTGACTAGTACACCATGTCTGTCTTGTGTTGTTATTGTAAACATTGGTTCACCATTTGTTTTGAACCTTCTACCATTTTGTCTTTTTTCTTCTCTATCTGGAGTAAGTACTGGTATAACAATTTTTGGTTCTCTCCCACCACCTTGCATTGTGTTTAAAGTTGGTGAAATTCCATTAATATCATACACTCTAGTAACTTGCGGGTTTCCTCCGAAATTATCGCTTTTACCTATATTACCTACTTGGTTTATTTCTCCATCAGTATTAAATTTCTCGTTTTCTCCTCCGATAGGAAATACTCTGTAGGTACATTTTCCTCTAAGATGTGCAATAATGAACACTCGTTCTCTGTTTTGTGGCACTCCAAAATTTTTGCTGTTAAGCA